CTCGGGCGCGGGACGCTTCTCCGCTCGCTTCGCCGGGGCCTTCGGCTTGAAACCGTGACGATCAAGCTCGTTCCTCACGGCGCGGGCGTTGTCCTCGTTGCCCGCGGCCTCGTACTTCGCCAACTCGCGGAGCAGGGAATCGATGACTTCCTGGTCTACCGCCATGTCTCTCCTTCCTGGGGGTGGGGAGGGCGCGAGGCCCTCCCCTCGGAAGAATCCCCAGTCTTATCCGGCCTAGAAGGTCGGAGTTGCAAGGCCCGTACCGGCGATCCGGCTCGTGGCCTTGGCGTAGCGGGCGAACGTGAACGCGAAGTACCCGTAGGCGTAGATACGCACCTGGAGGTTCGCGGACAGAACACCAGTCTCGACCGCAACCGTGGGTGCGCCAACCTCGAACAGGAGCTGGTCGTCCCTACGAGTCACGACGATGATGTCCTCGTTCGTACCCGCGCCGAGCGTGATGGAGATGTTCGGGTCGATAACGACCGGAAGACCCATCAGCGAGCCGACGAGGCCCTGCGGCCTCGACGTGGTGCCCGTCGCCAACGAGTTGAACAGGTTGTTCGCAGCGTCGGGGTCGGGGAGCACCAGCGGACGGTTCTGTGAGTCCACCGCGCCGAGGAAGAACGCCCAGCGCCGCGGGTGCATCACGATCAGGTCCGGAGCCGCGAAGCGGTTGGTCCAAACCTGCTGGATGGCGTCCGCGAACTTGGCGTACAACTCGCCGGCGGTCGGAGTCGCGTCGGTGTAGGTCACCGAGTTGACGCCCGACAGGACGGTGATCCCGTTCGTGGCCTGGTTGAGCAACTGCGTGTCAAGCTGCTTGGCGTAATCCGCCGCCAGGTCCTGACCGAGGACGGTGTCCGTGGCCGGGTCGGAACGGTCGAGCAACTGCCTCGAAATGTCCTGCTTACCGGCAACGGTGTTGACCGTGAACGACAGGTAGTCGGTAACGGCCGAACCGTCCTGAATCGCGCCACCTTCCGAGGACTGCACCGCGGTAGCCGTACCCGTGGTGACCCGCGGAACGTTGAACGTCATCCCCACGTCGGGGAGTGGACGCCCACCGATGGCGTCTGCGAACGGCCTGGACGCCCGAGCGAACTCGGCAAGCTCGTCCAGGAGGTACTGCGGAGGAACGAGGCCGACACCGCCAGAACCGGTGCTGATGGCGGCACGCTGCTCAACCGCGATCTCCCGAGCGTGCCGGGCGATACGGGTCTGAGCGGCGACGTTCCCCTCACCCGAGCGGAGCAGGTCACGGAAGAACGAACGGAACTCGCCGTTGTCCTCCCGGATGCCCTTCTCGTAGGTGCGGGGCTCGTTCCCAACCTTGATCTCGCCCCGAGGAACGTCCTCAAGGGCTTTCTGCATGCGCACATAGCGGTCGATGTCGCTGGAAAGCTTGGCGACTTCGGCCTCTGTGGCGTTGAACTCGGATTCCAGGTCTTCCCGCGTCTGCTTGTCTGAATCGGGGCCGAGGCCCTGGAGGGCGGCGTTCTGCCGCTCGAACTTCAGTTTGGCGTCTGCGTGTTCGGCCTGGAGTTCCTCAAGCGTCTTCACGCTCATTCGGAATCTCCTGTTCCTGCTTGGCGAGGACCGCCCTGCGCGCAGCGAACTTCGTCTCCATCGCCGCGTGCCATCTGGCGAAGTCCTCGTCATCTTCCACGGAGCGTTCTTGCTCCTCTTCTCTCTGGCCCTCCTCAGAAGGAGCGACCAGCGCGGCCTCAGCCTCTTCGGGCTGACGACCTGTGGCGGCGGCGAGGGATCGGACCGCGGCCATGCTCGTCTGTGGGTAGGCCCCCTGCGCCGTCACGGTGACGTCGTAGAGGCCCCCAACGTTGGTGATGGTTCGTGTCACGTTCCCGTCGTCGTCCGCAGCGAAGGTGTCGCCGCCGTCCGCGACGGTGAACGCGAAACTGCCCTGGTCGATGTCGCCCCGCTCCAGGGCAACTCGCAAATCCTTGGCCCATGAGTAGTTGCCTACCTGAGCCTCCATGAACAGCCCGTGATCGTCAGATGACAGACTGAGCGTCCCGTTCGTGGTCCGAGCGCCGACGTACCGCGTGTCGTGGTCCCAGACGAAGTGAACATCCGGGGTGGCCGCCAGGACTTCATCGAACGCACCGGGCGCGATCTGTTCGGTGAACCCGCCGAGGTCGAGGGACGGCTGGTTGTACACGGCCGGGTAGCCCCGGATCGTGAAACCCTCCGTGGCGCGGCCCGTGTGGCGAATCTCCCAGTCTTTCGGGCCGATGATGCGAACCTCGCGGTCATTCTCCTTCGTCATCAGATGTTCCTCCTGTGTTTGGCGCGCCGCCGACCGGCGTCTGCTGGAGTTCATCGCCACCCTCCTTCGGCGGCCTGTTCTCCAGTTCTCGCGCTTCGTTCTTTGTGTACACACCGGCCTGGATCGCATCGACGTAGGCCGACATCCGGGTCGTGAGAGTCGGGCGCAGTACGGAACCCGTCACGAACTCGGGGAACAGACCGCCCTCCGTGGGGAACAGGTCCGTATCGCGCCGAAGTGCCATCTCGATGCGGCGGATACGCGGGCCGAGGTCGGCTTGCAGGAACCGCTCGAAGTCGTTGTTGGGGTCGGGCATCTGGCCCGAGTTGCCGGGAACGATCCCCAGCATCCCCGGAGTGATGCGGCACATGCGGCAGACCTCTTCGGCCGAGAACCGCTGGGACTCGATGTACTGCGCGTCCCGCATCGACAGGCCCGTCGGCACCCATGTGGCCCCATTCGCCATGATTCCGGGCCGGTGGGAGTTCGCTAGGCCGGCGTGGCGCTGGTTCCACTCATCGGCCAGGCGGTCCACGTCCTCCTGTCGAGGCGTGCCCGGCGTGACGATGAACCCCGGAAGCGTCGTCCCGTTCGAGTAGAACCGCGACTGGAACTCGCGGGCGGCAAGGGCCGCGCCGATGGTTTCGCGGTGGATCGAGATAGGCGACAGGCCCACATCGGCCCCCGGAACGGCCGTCCAGCCCCGGATATGCAGTATCTGGGACAGGGGAACCCGCTCCATGCGACCTGAACCGCGTCGGACCTCGTAGTACTTCCGGTTGTTCTCGTCCCGCTTGACCATGACCTGCGACGGGTCGATCAGGAAGAGCTGAATGTCCCCTTCGTCCCGCACGGGTCGCCGCGTGACGGTCTTCCAGATGTAGGCGTTTCCGGCCGTCTCGATGCTCGCGGCGGCGTCCTGCCAGAAGTCATAGGCCGACTGTTCGTCGTTCGGGACCTCTTTCAGGCGGAACCACTGCCAGGAATCGCGTGCTTCGGTCACATCCGGGGACTCGCCGCGGTACACCTTCAGCGGCATCATCCCGATGGTTTCCGAAATCATCTTGATGGCCGCACCAGCCGTGGACAGTCCGACCGTGCTTTCCTTGTCCACGAACGGCCCAGCGACACTCGGGAGCGGACTACGGCGCGGCAGCGACCAGGAGTCGGATAGCCAGTCGCGCTCTTCCTTGGGGAAGAATCGCGCCTCGAACTCTGCGTAGGTCATCCCCATCAGACGACCCAGTACACGGGGGTTTCCATCAGGCTGGCCTGATGCACGGCGATAGCCATAGCGATCAGCGCCCGATTCTCAGGAAGCATCATCAAACGCCAACCTCTCTCGTCTTGTTTCGTCGTGCCCGCCAGGACGTGCGCCCGGAGCTCGGGGTCACCGTCGTGATGCAGCCCGCCCTTGGAAACGAGGGCCTGGATCGATGCCGAAACCTGCGTCAAACGCTCGGCGCGGTGCGGGAACTCCACCATCGGGAGCCCGCGGTCCGTCAACTGGTCGAACAGGATGCCGAAAGCCTTGCCGTCCACCGCGACCTCGGCCAGCCGGTACTTCTCGGCTAGGGAGATCAGGAGCTTCTCGGTGTCCGTCAGGTCCGGTTCGCCGATGAACGCCTTGACCTGGACGGCCTCGCCACGCTTGGCCGCGATGACGACCGCACCGTCGCGAACCGCGGCGTAGACCTCCTCGCCCTCCTCGATCTGGCCGATATCGACCCGCAGGGCGTCCCATTCGGGGGCTGAAAGCCAGGGATTCAGGGCCGCCGTCCAGATTCCACAGGCCCCGCGGAGCCATTCGGCCCAACCCGTCGTCGTCTGCGTCGATGGGGAGTTCAGCCACTCCGACAGCACCTCGGGCGTCACATGCTTGAGCGGGTTCGCCTTCTTGACCACCCGCACATCCCGGGGGTTGTCTTCCGTGCTCAGACACCACTCGAAGAACTCCAGGCCCCCCATCTGAGCCCGATTCATCATGCCCCTGCGCGTGAAGGACTCATGTTCGTGCGCGGCGTCCCGAATCTCGCCTAGGAACGAGTCCTTGCCCCAGCCGGCGTTGGAGATGGTCACCATCTGGGCATTGCGCTTCTTCAGGCGGCCACGGAACATCTGGTACAGGTAGCCGTCGGGGTGCGCCTGAAGCTCGTCCACCAGGACCAGCGTGGGGATAGCCCCGGAGTTCTTCTTCACGTCGGCCGAGATGACCCGGATTCGCCCCAGGGGCTTCCGATTCGGCCCCTCACCCTTGTGATAGACGGCCCGGATGCCCCGCTTCGCGTCCAGCGGCAGGTCCGAGGACTCGATCAGAGCCGCCATCTGGTCGAAGATGATCCCGGCCTGGTCGGCCGCTGCTGCGGCCACTATGCACTCCGCACGCTC